GGATCTCCTCGCTGCCCTGCGCTCCCCCGCCGAGGAGGCGCGAGGCGGCAAGCGCCTGCTGCTGCTCGGACGCAGCGGCCTCGGCCTCGGGCGGGGCGGGGATACCAAGTTGCTTCAACACGGTGAGCATCTGGGCCATCGTCATGACGGCAGCCGGGTTCAGCGTGGCGTCCGTCTGCTCCTCGCGGATGATGTCCTGCTCAGACTCGGGGTCATCGACTCCGACCCGGTCCATGCCGCGAGCCATCGACCACAACTTCTGGCCGACGAGGTTGCCAGCGAGGGTCGCCGTCTCCATGTCGTCGCGCGGGGTCAGCGTCGGCGGGGTGATGTCGTGCCGGTACGGTGCGTCGAGGATGTCCGCGATGTCGCGCTCCTTGGCCGACCACAGGATGTGGGCGATGTCCCAGACGTCGCGCCGCCAGCGGTAGTAGATGTCGCGCTTGATGCGGATGCGGGCCTCGTAGTTGGCGACGAGGGCGTTGATGGCCTTGCCGCTTGAGAGCACCTGCGGTGGGGCCAAGCCACGGAGCAGGTCCGACAGCCCGGACACGTCGGTCAACTCTCTGTCGATGCGGCTGAGGTGCGCCTCAATCTGGAAGGACGGCATCCACGGCGAGATGGCCTCGATGCGGTTGCCCGCACCGGGTCCGACGACTTGGTTGGGCGTGGGGCGAAGCGAGGGAGGCACGGTATCGGGCGACTCGGGCCCGACCAACTGCCAGTACTGCCCGTTGATGGCCCGGCTCATCATCTGGGCGGCTTCGCTGAAGCGCTCGTCCTTCTCGCGGATGAGTTGCTCGATGTCGTAGAACTCGCTGCGGCCCATGTTGGTGCCGGGGATGAACGTGTTGGTGAGGGGAACGTAGGGCAACCGGCCCTTGTACTCGGGGTGCTTCTTGCGCGAGATGAGCGCGTTGCCGATGAAGATGGCGTTCCACGTCTCAAACTTCACTGGCTTGCCCAGCGCGAACGTGGCCCCCTTCACCGGTCGGCGGTACCAGTAGTCGTAGACCTCCAGCCGCAGTTCGCTGGGCATGTTGACCCACGACGAGGAGTCCATGTCACCGACGGCGGCGACGTACGGGTAGGGCGCACCGGTCGCCATGTCCCGGCCCACCTCGACCCGCAGGCCGTACTCCTCGGCAGCCGTATCAGCCGAGATGAGGTAGGTGTAGACCGCCCACGACAACTTGGTGTAGTCCGACGAGGAGTAGCCCATGCGCAGGTTGCGCGGCTGCTCCACGATGCTGAGGGTCGGGCGCTTCTCGTCGTCCAGCCAGTAGACCTTGCCCGCCGCCCGTCCGTAGAGGCCCTTCACGACACAGGCCTGATGACCCTTGAACTCGATGTCGTCGGTGTCCTTCCACGTCGTGTAGATGCGCTCCGCCATGTTGGCGAGTTCGCGCTGCTCCGAGGACTCCTCGTCCTCCTCTGACGACGCGACGAAGTTCTCGACCGGCGGGACGGACGTCAGCGAGGCGGGGATGTCGACGTAGGGCGCGTAGGCGTTGACCGACACATGCGAGCGCCCGGGCATGTTGGCGCTCTTGTGGTAGGCCCAGTGCGACGCGCCGCCCTCGGTGAAGCCCTGCGGGTAGTAGAGGTTGTCGTACCGGTCGGCCAGCGCCCGGAAGACGGTCATCTCGGGGTCGCTGTCCATGATGCGACGGCGCATCAACTGGAAGACCTGAAGGTCCTCCTCCGACATGTCCCCGGCAGCCAGTGAGATGGCCCGGTTGATGTCGAGTACGGCCACAGCCACGCCGCGTCACCTCTTGAACATGCTGCTCATGGGGACGACGGTCGCCGTTGCGAGCGTATCGAGCCGGGTCGACCGGTCGTCAACGTAGCGCCGTGGTGCCTCGGCCACGGATGATACTCCCCTCGGCAAGCCCCGCGACGGGATGTTCTCGCCGAAGTAGTCGAAGGTCAGCGCCTTGGCGTCACCGTACAGCGCCCGAGTCGCCATCCTGACCGCCACCATGAGCGCCATGACAGCGTCGGTGTCAAGTTTCCTGTCAGCCAACTTGTAGCCCAGCATCTGACGCCTCAACAGCAGCCAGTCGCCCTCCTGTGGGAGGTACAGACGCCCGGAATCAAGGGCGACCCGGAGGTTCGCCAGCATCTTCTGCTTGACCGAGGCCTTGCCGCCGAACTCGATGGCCGCAACGGGCACCCGGGCGCTCTGGAGCAGCGAGCGGAAGACCTTTCCCCCGAAGCCCGTCGCGTCGATGCCCGAAGCGATGGTCCCGACGGCGGCGTACTCGTGGTATACGTCGGATGTGATGCCAACGATGCTCTCAGCGGTCTGCCGACCCGACCGACGGGCCGCATTGACCCCCACCCACTGCTCCGGGTCGGTGATGTCGAGCACAATCGACCATGTGGAGTCGTACGAGATGGCTGGGTCGACCCCGTGGGCGTACCTGTGACCAGAAAGCGGCGCAGTCTTGGGCGGGAGGTCCCAGCCGAAGGCTTTCATTACGCTCTGCTTGGCAAAGTACGTCTGGCGGGCCTCGATGAAGTAGCCGTCGATGTTCTGTGGGACCAAACTCTCGGGGATGGTCTTCAACATCCGGTCGAAGTGCATCTTGGAGATGCCATAGCCGACGTTCTGGCGGGAACTCATCCGCAGGGAGGCGTAATCCGCCTGCCTATCGGGGGCGAGAAGGTCACCCCGTAGCCAGAGTTCCTCGTACGCCACGCTTCCCTCGGTCGCCGTGGCAATCAGGATGGCCTGACCGCCCGTCGACATGCGCCTGAGGTTCAGGACCTCATCGAAGATGAACGTCAGGTTGGGGTCGAAGGCCGGTTCGTCCCACGACCAGCCGTTCATGTCACGGCCAAGGGTCGATAACGCCTTCTCGCCGGTGGTGCGAAAGTGGATTTCGGCCCCGCCCAGCAGTTCCGACCACTTGAACCACGCCCACTCGCCGCGCTCTTTCCTGTCCCACTCGGCGACATCCTCGCCCAGAGCCTCGGTCAGCGGGCAGCCCCGGCCCTTCTGGGCCTCGTGTACCCCGGACAGGATGCGCCGCAACTCCAGATGGAGCAGTTCGGTCACTTCTTGGCTGATGCCGAAGTGGTACCAGTCGTACGGGGCGAGGTTCCAGTTCTTGTACGACGAGTCGTCGTCAAAGACGGGCGGCGGCATGCCCATCTTGTAGAGCGTCTGGTGGGCCACGACGATGGCGAGCCCGAGGGTCTTGCCCGCACGGTTGCCCGCACTACAGCAGACGGTCAGGTAGGCGGGCGAGTAGCCGTCGGTCAGCCGGGCCAGACACAGTTCGAACAGCGCCTGCTGCCCGGAGTGCGCGTCGATGCCGAGGACGTCCTTGGCGAACAGGTCCATGTCCCACCGGGCGCGTTCCAGCAGGTCGATGATGTCCAGTTCGATGATGGCGTTGGTGATGTCCTCGACGTACGAGAACAGGCCGTCATCGTCAGAGGGCGTCGAGGTCGTTGGGGTCGAAGTCCTCGGCATCCTCTCCTCGGGCTGCGAGCAGGCGCTGCTCTGGCGTGACGTCGATGATGACGCCGTCGGGCGGCACCCGCCCGCCCAGCATCCGGGCCAGCCGGATAGCCAACTGCCGGTCGGCGGCTCGCTCCTCGCGCTTGTCAATCATCGACTGGGCCAGCAGGCCGTGCTGCAAGGTCGGCTTCAACTTCCCCGACTTCACGTCGGCGAGGGTCTTGTCGCGCACCAATTCGGCGAGGTCGCCGGTCACGCGCTTGATGCGCTTCTCGCCCTTGCGGGCTACAGGTCGCCGTTTGACGCCATCTATCACAACATCTACACTCTACAGGTTACCTGCCGACCTACACGGAGATGCCTACCGACCTTATCACGCCGCCCCACCAACCTTCCCAACTACCTCAAGGAGAGCCAACCATGCCGCTGGTCGAAATCCAGCCCCGGGCCGACATCCAGCCCGGCACCTACGAGGCCGTCGTCTCCAACGTGGAGAAGGACACCATCACTCCCCGCACTGGCCGGAACGCCGGACAGTTGGTGGACATCCTGCGCTGGAACTTCGTCATCGAAGGCGTCGATGACCGCATCGAGTCCATCACGGGGCGCGACCCCTCGTCCGAGAAGTCCAACCTGTTCAAGTACTTCGTCGCCGTCCTCGGCGCGGACAAGTCCTCGTGGATGTCCGCCGAGACGGAGGACCTCGTCGGCAAGCCGGTGCTCGTCACGCTGTCCCTCAGCGACGACGGCTGGCCCCGGGTCGACAACGTGACGGCTCGTCCGGTCAAGCGGGCCGCGCCCG